AGATGTACGATAAGGAGACGCAGGAGCAGATTGCAAAGATTCCAGCGTACAGTCTCGACCAGCAGGAGTTAGCATACGAAACTATCCTTGAGGAGTATACTCCGAGCGACCTCGCGTTCGTCGTTGTAGACTCCTTCACATCTCGGTTCCGTATGTCAGATGACTTCACGGGCCGCCAAGACCTTCCGGACCGACACACAGTGATGTCGAGGCACTTAGACAAGTTAGACAAGCTAGCCGCGGCGTGTGAGGTCCCGATTATCCTCACGTGTCAGATTAGTGCTAACCCGGACTCTTACGGACCGAATCAGACTATTTATGGTGGTTCGCTGATGCATCATATGGTCAATTACGTGATGTTCATGAAAGGACGACAGGGCGCTCTTACGAACATGGAGATTCGGAACCACCCCGAAGTGTCCAATCAGGAGTTAGACCTACAGATAACTGACGATGGAGTAGGTGAACCTCAATGAGCGATTTCAGGTTCCAAGACGAGTTCGAGGACGACAAACTAAATGTCTATCTGGCAGGTCCGTTGTCAGATTATGAAACTCCCCAGCAGACTCATACTGCTATCATCCAAGCAGCGTCTGAGTATCTTCCTGAAATCGACTTCATTGACCCGATGAAGCTCGAACCGGAGTACGCGTCCGGTTGGGAGATGATACGAAAGGACTTGACGTGTGTTGAAGATGCAGACGCGGTGTTTGCCTATCGTCCTGCTGGTTGCGAGTCATGGGGTACTCAAGCTGAGATACGACACGCGCAAAAAGTAAACACCCCAGTAGTCATCTATAACATGGATGGGAGCGACTTCAACCATTGGATGCATCTGCCTTTCACTGTTGAAGAAGAATTGGAGACCTGCTTCGACGCTCTTGGCGCGCTGGCCCGTATTTACGGGTAGTTCAGCCGGAGTCTTCTTTTTTCATGGGCGAATTCGGCTTCGCTCGCGGCACTAACTTCGCAAAGACTATATATGCGTCCGTATAAGACTAAGACGGAGTAGCTAACTAATGACAGACGAGGATAATTGGGTCGCTGAGACCTTTGGCGAGCGAGTTAAAGAAGTAGACGACGTTACCATCGAAGACGTTGAAGACTGGTATACGGACAAAATCGACCAGTACGGAGACGAGAAGATGGCTCGCGTGGCAGTTCAGGCTGACTTCAACAGCTGGATTAACACGGGCGCCGATGGCAACGTCAAGATGATTACGATTGGCGCGCAGGACGACCCGTTCAACAACGGAGACGTTTTCGTCGGCTACGCGCTATGTATTCCCGAAGACCAGCCGGTGAAGCTGGGAGTGGTCGAGTTCCGTCGTGACACTGTCGATGCTGATTCGATGATGCACCACTTCTACGAACCGTATAACACCATCGCTGGTGACTTTGATATTCAAAACGCTGAGAAGCCTGTTGGGTCCAACGCCTACAAGCTCTCGGCTGTTGAGAATACTACCATCGAGGAGTATGAGGGAGAGAAGTCCCGCGAAGAGTTGAAAGAGATGGTCGATGATTACATCGACACCACGAAAATCTCTGAAATCGGTGACAATCTGTCGCTCACAAACGATTCGGGCTTCGCTGCTGCTTTCGGTGTAGACCTGCGAAAGATTGAGGGTGCTTACGTCCATGAGGTCCGTGTTGGCGAGAACGCGGCCCGGCTCGTGGTGCAGGACGACTCCTTCGTAGATGCGCGCGACCTCGGGAGCGACATTACTGGTGAGGATGGTGACCAGGGGCTGGCAGGCTTTGCTGACCCAGACATCATCGAGTTCGGCGAAGCGTCCTTCGTGGACCTGTTTGGAGCAGTTACTCCTACGCAGGACGGGCAGGTGCTGATGTCCATTTATGGTGTGGACCCGATTCAGGCTACTGAGGCACCTGATACTGGCAATAACGGTGGTAGTAGTGGTAGCAGTTCGTCCGCTTCTGAAGATAACGTGGGCGGCACTGGTGCCGGTGCAGACGAAGAACGTACCATCTGAGGTAACTAATGGCAACAGAAATCACAGACATTGCGCCATCGGCGCAATCAAAAGGTGAAGCTGAGTCGTCAGAGAAACTCTGGCGCGTACTAATCTATGGGAATCCGGGCACCTGTAAGACTCACTTCAGCCTGTCCATGCCGGGACCAGTCATGCATATCGACACTGAGGGGAAAGGTAACGAAATCCTCGATAAGTTCGATAAAGAAGTAGTGTACTGGAACCCCGACAATTACGATGAAGCGTCCCAGGCACTGGCAGAGGCGCTCGACGCTCTTCACGCAATCAAGAACGGTGATGTGGACGGCTTCGAGGAAGGCACGCTCGGGACTATCGTAGTTGACAGCATGGCGGAGATGTGGGACTGGGCTCAGCAGAAGTATGTCTCCATGGCTTACCCCGGTAAGAGTGTGGATGACGTTGAGTTCCAGTCTGCCCTTCAGGGTGGTCGTGACTCTGATTGGAAGGCCATCAAACGGCTCCACAATGACGAGTTCCGCGCTCGAATGGTGCAGTCTCCGTTCCACTTCTGTTGGACAGCTAAGTCTAACGAAGACTTCGGAGCAGTCCTTTCGGGCGATGCTGATGAGCCTCCCATGAAGCCGTCGGGGGAGAAAAATAACATCTACAAGTGTAGTGAGCTCATCCACGTGTTTGAGGGTCCGCAGGGCCGACCTAACGCTAATCTGAAGAAGACCAGTCTTACCAAACTGAAGTTCGGGAAGATGGCGTGGCCCGATTGGCCTAAACTCTCCGATGCCGTAGAGAAGATGTATGCGGCTGAAACGTCTGACGAGGAGATTCATCTAGACAGTCTCGAAAAGGAGTTAGGTGTTGACCTGTTCACAGGTGACCCTGACATCGTTTACAGGGAGAACAATTCATAATGGGCGGTAGTTCGTCCATTCGGCTCCACTCGAAGACCTACAAGCAGCTCAAGGTCATTCAGAAAGACGGAGAGTCTTTGCTGGATACTCTCAATCGGATACTGCCGGAGGATGTCGATGAAATCGAACGTATCGACGAGGACGTGGTTGCAATTCCCACGCCGCCGGAAGTATCACAGAGAGTTAAGAAGATGGCTGGCCAAAATGTCAGTGCAAACGACGTCGTTGCGGAACTAATCGCGGAATACGAAGACGAGGTTAACAACAATGAGTGAAACTCAAGGCACTATCGAGGCGAATAAGAGTCAGATTAACGAGATGATTAACGCGACTGCGGCAGGCTACCATGAGGAGGTGTACTGTAAGATTACGGACGGCCGAGTCCGGTTCCTCGCAGGCACTCCTGGCGGTACTGTAGTCGCTTACACAGACTTCATCGAAGGCGATATCGAGCGAATCGACGGAGAGGCAGAGGCCAAAATCAAAGTCCCCGCGCTTCAGGACTACATCGACCTGGCATCGGAGGGTACTTCGTCTAACCTAGTCCTCGAGTTCATCGGGTCTGAGAACAACCAGCTGGCTGAACAGCTACGAATCTCGGCAGCAGGGAGCCATCGGTTCGAAGTCGGGCTGACGCTGCCTGCATCCAGTTCTGCGATGGATAACGTTCCGACGGACCTGCCGAAGCTGTTCGACGAGGATAACGTCCTGATGAATCAGAAGGAGCAGCGTCCGGTGAACACGCACATCGAGACTTACACTGAGACGCTCAAGAAGATTCTCGACGTGGTCGACCTCCGAGAAGAACTCGAATACTACCCCATCGTGGTTGAAGATGGCCACTTCAAGCTGAACGTCGGAAGTGAGCAGGGTAAGTATGTGAACGCTCAGCTTCAGGGCGATGCAGAAGGTGATGATGTGGACAATCTGTATGGCTCCGGCTTTAAAGAGGTCATCAAGTCCCTCGATGGGCAGATTACGCTCCACGTGGAGCAATCCAGTCCGCTTCTCATCCTCAAAGAGATGAATTACGGAACCGCGAGGCACGTTTTGGGTGCCGCAGAATGACATGAGTTAGGAGCATAGGAGTAATAAGGCTCCTGCTGTTAGTTTGAGTATGCCGGAGTGTAGTTGCTCAAACTGCGGAATTGTTTGCCCGACGTGCGATACCGAGTACAAAAGCCAGGAAGGTATGAGGACCCATCACGCTAAGACCCACGGAGAGTCAATCAGTTGTATAGCTGACGCTCGCGAGGTTGATGTCCCATGCCCATCCTGCGAACGGATGTTCGTCTCCGAGAACGCTGTTAAACAGCACCACGTCCAATCTCATGATGAGTCATTGACGCAAATCGAAGTCGAGTGTATTGTGTGCGGTACCGAAGGTGAAGTGAGTCAATGGTATGCTAAAGAGTACAACTGGACGTGTTCTGATAAGTGTGCTGATAAGGCACGTTCGGAGACGCTACAAGGCCGTGACATTAATTGGATAGATAAAGTCTCCGACGGTCTGAAGCAGTATTACGAAGAACATGACGGTCCGATGAAGGGTCAGACTCATAGCGAGGAGACGAGAGAGAAACTCCGAGAGATTAACGAAGGTCGTGAAGTAACATGGGGCGATAAAATCTCGGAGTCTGTCAAAGAGGCATACGAACGCGGAGACTATGAAGACCGGTCACCGCCTGTTCCCCAGACTATTGAGGTCGAAGAGACTGGCCACGAAGTAAGGTCCGGTTGGGAAGTTGAAGTTGACCTCATACTCCACGAACTCGGCATCGACTACGAATACGAGCCTCAATCTTTCAGTCTTCCAGTCGGAGATTATTGGCCTGACTTCATTGTCGGAGATAAGGTCATCGAGGTCAAAGGTTGGGCTCGGGAGAAATGCGTTACGAAGGCAGAACAGTTCTGTGAGGAGTATAACGAGTACGAGTACATCGTAATTCAAGGAAACGGACCGAGAATGCCATCAGATAAACACATCAGTTGTAGTAGCATAGACGAAGTAAGTAACTGTCACGAAACGCTTAAAAGCGTCTTGGAGTAGTCCTTACAATGAAACTGGGACCGGCTAATCGGACGCTGTTCGGTGAGAGCCCACGCCACGTCGGACTTGTGGGTCCAGAGCGAGGCGAAAACCGGAACCAGTTTCTTACGTTCGACCGAACGAATTTCAATTTGTTCCTTGATGCAAATTACGGGGAACACAATATGTATACCCGAATCTCGTATATCGGAGACGAGGGCGGCTCAATATTAGATGAGGTCTTTCTGGACCTTGATGTTGATAAGCCTGATGACGTTGAAGATTATGCGGCAGAGACCATTCCTGAGATGCGAACTGATAGGATGGTAGCCGACGAGGTCCTTGGCGATGTAGTTGAAGATGCTCGCAAAGCTGCCAGCTACTTAGAAGACCAACAGTGGCCCGCTATTGGAGTCTTTAGCGGGATGGGTATACATATTCACGCACTAACGGAACCGGAGGTACAGCCGGACAGGGAGCTTAAAACGATGGTCAAACAGATAGAGGACCATGCTAATCTCAAAACGCTCGATGAGAAAGGCGCTCGCCAGGGAGATTATAACCGGCTGTGTCGAATCGCAAATTGTCCACGAATCGCTAAAGATGGGCATCAACTCGGACTTTATACGATTCCGCTGACTGTTGAGGAGCTTAAGGACATCACTCCAGAGGAGTTACTCAAATGGTCCACAGAGCCCCGACAGATTCAGACTCCACGCGGTGACCGTCCGCAGATGGAGATAATCGAGGAGTACGAAACGAAATCTGATAGCGGTGTAGTGGATACAGAAGTCCGTGAAGTAGGCGATGTTGATAATGAGGCGTTTGATGGACAATTCGAGGCCTTCCTGAAAGACGCTCTCAAGATGCCGTGTATGTACGAACGGCTCATGACACGGAATCCTGATAATGATGTCCGCTTAAATTGTGCTACGCTATTGTTCAATTGCGGGCTAAAAGTCAAGGACGTCGCTGAAATCTACAAGCGGCTTGGTTGGTTCGACTATGATGCTGACATCACGCGAGAAAAGCTGGAGCATATTTATAGCAAAGGTTATCGGACGATGTCATGCCAATCAGTCCAAGAGAAAGGTTTGTGCGTGAAAGAGAGGGACGAACGTAAGGACTGTGAACATTTCGGCTGGAAAGGAGGCCAGTGTAACTGGCAAGTGTAATACTGAATCCAAGGGCTATAAGTGTTTTCGCTGTAAACAGTGTAATGCGTGGAGCAAAAGACAATTACCATCCGCGAAGACCAAGATGAGTGGATAGACGACAACCACTTGAACTTGTCTTCGTTTGTACGAGACGAACTGGATGAACTAATCGAGAATCGAGACTAATGAGCCAAACTTGTCAACTCGAAAGTTGTATGGAAACCCATACTAACAAAAAGTTCTGTTCATACTCCTGTCGTGGAGAGTTTCAGAGCAATAGCGATGAGTGGCATGAGCAGGTTAAGAGCGGCTTACCCGAAGACCATTCGGCTGGTGAAAATAATCCTCATTACGGTCAAACAGGAGAAGACCATCCTAAAACAGGAACTAAATTAACACTAGAACAAAGACGGAAAGTTGGACCTGCTTCTGGCTCTGACCATTATGCATGGAAAGGTGGACGCGGAATCCCTACAGGGCCACATTGGCATATTCAACGACATATAGTCCTAGAGCGCGATGATGAAAGTTGTGCTGTTTGCGGAGTCGATGCTAATAATGTGCATCATGTTACTCCGCGAAGATTCGTTTACTTTCATCCGTTTATGGACTTCTCGAAAGTTAACCAGACGAAGAATCTGGTAGTATTGTGCGATACTCATCACAAGCGAGCTGATAGAATATCGAACTACTGGGACCAGTACCCAGAGGAAGTTACTGGACTAAACGGAGAGATAAATTATGACAACAGTTGAGGATACCGTGTGGGTGGAGCGCTACAGACCGAATTCGTTAGACCAAGTGATGGGCAACGAGGCTGAGGTAGAACGTCTCAAGTCCTGGACAGATGACCCTGCGATGCCGAACGTTCTGTTCTGGGGGCCGCAGGGCACGGGTAAGACTGCATCAGCAGTCGCCTTCGCTAAGGACAAGTACGGCGACCAGTGGGCGAATCACATGATGCAGCTTAACGCTTCGGACGAGCGTGGTATCGACGTGGTGCGTGACCAGATTAAGAACTTCGCGAGCCAAGGTGGTGTTATGGGCGAACACGACTATAACATCATCCTCCTCGACGAGGTCGACAACATGACGCGCGACGCTCAGCCTGCCATGCGCCGTATCATGGAAGATTTCAGCGACCGAACGCGCTTCTTCCTGATTTGCAACTACCCCAACAAGCTCATCGACCCCATCCAGTCTCGGTGTGCGCCACTTCAGATGAGTCCGCTCGACGAGGACCAAATCATGGAGCTTCTGACTGATGTTGCGGAGCAGGAAGAACTGGAATATGAAGCTGAGCAGCTCGGGACTATCGTAGACCAGTCTGAAGGTGACGCTCGCAAAGCTATCCACACGCTACAGTCGGCGTCTTCTGATGGTGTTGTGGTAGACGAGTTCATCGAAGCGGTCGTGAGTCTGATTGACAAAGACGATGTACGGACGCTCGTCGACGAAGCAGTCAATGAGAATCAGGAAGAAGCTATGGAACTCATCGACACTATGCTTCGAGATGGTATCGACGCCGCGGCTCTTTGCGATGAGCTGATGGACGTGGTCCTCGAACGTGATGACCTTCCTGCTGATAGTCAGTCTTTGTTGGTTGATAAGATAGCTGACTGTGAGTGGCGTATCCTTCATGGGAGTAATCCCGGAACTCAGCTCCGCGCGCTCGTCACAGACATCAGAATGGCACGGCACGTCTCACTGGACCCATATCGAGAGGCTTCCGACGAGCCGGAGATTTAACGATGTCTTCAGCAGTGGACATGGAGGCTGTCGTTCAAGGAGTGTTAGAGTACGACGCTTTAGACGGCATGAAGGGTCCTGCTCAAGTCGATTCCACGGAGCAGCTCACAGACGTCCTTACGGACCTAATACACGCTATTAGTATGCGTGGTGTGAGCCCTGATAAGTGTCAGTTCTATATGCATCCAGTGACGCATAATGAGCTGATGGAAAAGATGGCTGAGGTTAATGCAATGTTGCATCCGAGCGGATTCAAGGGCCGTCCGATTAAGATGAGTCCTGGTATTCCTGAGGATGTAATTCTGTTCATGGCTCCTGATGCAGTCTCATTAGCCGGTAAGGTGTACAATCCGCTAGTGATAGCATACGCGAGGTTAGTCGAAGAACAATGAGTTACGCATGGGAAGACGAGAAAGAGCTAGAAGACGAATCTGATTCAATCTTCAGATTGTCAGCCAGCTCAGTAAAGACACACAAAAACTGTCCGGCTCAGTTCAAGTATTACAAGATTCATGGCCTTGATGGCACTAAGGAAGGCAAAGGATACCTCGAGCTCGGTTCAGCAGTTCACGAGTCAATCGAGAACGTGCTTGGACGAGACCGTTGGCAGTCTCACCCACGTCCGCAGAATCAGCTACGCCAGGACTTGGTGAAAGAGTTTCGGGAATGGAACCCACAAGTCGAAGATGAACTCTGGGACCGCGGTATCAATTGCTTGGAGACCTGTTCCAAGTATGTAGCTGAAATGAGGCCGGAGTGTGCTATTCGCGCGCTCGAACCTAAGTTCGAGTTTACGCTCGGACGGCCTGACATCAAAGCCAAGTTCCTCGGATACATCGACTGTATCACAGAGAACGGGGAGATTTGGGACTGGAAAACTGGCAGTGTCCGCGAAGAAGCCGAGATTGTCCAAGGTTCCGTCTATATGAAAGGCTATCAAAAGCTGTATGGGGAGCCTCCAGAAAAGATTCGGTTCGTGTACCTCAAAGAAGGTAAGGTCCGGGGACTGGAGCCGAATGACGAGAACTGGAACGAGATGATACGGCACGCTAAGAGTCTGTGCCAAGACATTCAGCGTGACCAGTTCGACCCAGACCCAGAGGAGAGTAAGTGCTACTGGTGCGATTATCAAGGATATTGTAGTGCTTCTGCAAATGGAGCCGGCGGTATAGATTATACAGGCTACAAACGAAGACGAGCTAAGTTCTGAGTAAGATAGGCGGAAAATCTGTGGGCGCAGACAATCCCGCCCAAACGATTTTATTAGTTCCGTAAGTATATTCTTTTGGGCGCAGACAAAATGTCAGTTTCATGTCCTACCTGCGGGAAAGGTTGTGCTACGGAGAATGGGATGAAAAATCATCATGCTCAAATTCATAATGAGTCGTTAGCACTTGTTGAAGTTAAATGTGAGTGGTGCGGAACAGTTGAAAAAGAGTACGAGAGCCAATTAGAAATTTTCGGTGATAATTGGTACTGTCAAAGAGAGTGTTATAACAAAGCTCAGTCTAAACGACGAACTGGAAGAAGTTTAGAGGAGAATATCGGAGCTGCTGGAGCAGAAAAAGTTAGGAAACACGCTTCGGAGATGGGTAAACTTCGGGATAATAGTGGAAAGTTAAATCCGATGTTCGGTACTACACGAGAGCTATCCAATGAAACTAAACAGAAGATTAGCGAATCTTTGAAAGGTCGAGAGCCGCCTGAAGCTAAGTGGATGTTTGATGATAAATTAGGTCATTTTACGCGGTCAGATTGGGAGCGTAAATTTGGTAGGCTCTTACAAGATTCTGAGATTGAATATCAGTATGAAGGTGTAACGTTTGAGTATGATGATGGCCGAAAGTATTACCCGGATTTTGTATTACCAAATCATCAAATAATTATTGAGTTGAAAGGCGAATATTGGGTCGATGAGGATGCTATTAGTAAAGCTAAAACGGTTTTAGAATCTGATTGGAGATATGTTGTTATCGGAGCAAAACTTCCTTCTGATGCCCATTACGATTGGGACAAACGTGCTAAAGCTATCGAGGACTTGTAGTTCTAATGGTGCTGGTGGTGTGAGCTTCGATTCCTTCCGGCGACGTCGCGCTGAGTTCTGAGTTAGTAGCTCATTTTCCGTTTTTGTAGTATTGATATCAACAGATATATATGTGTACCACTGTTTTGTTTACTTGAGGAGGAACTTAGAATGAGTGCATCCACGCAAATCATCGACGCAGAGAAGGACAGTAAGAGTTCGATTAACGAATCATACGACCCAGAGCCGCCTGAAGACGACTATGCTGCATACGTCCTCGAAGATGCGAAGTCATCTGATGTGTCCACTTACGCTGTCGACGTGGTCCTCCACGATGGCTCGGGCAAACAGCCAGCAGGAGTCGAAATCTCGTACGAGTACCGAGCAAACAATATGACGCTGCGAAACCAAGCGCGTCGTCTGAAGCAGACGATGATGCAGAAGGACTACAGTGTTGAGTGGAAGAAAGACGGGCGATGCAAGAACGGAGAGTCCAGTAAGGGCTATCATTGTGACGGGCCACGAGATGTTAGGCGGTGGCCTGCCAGCTGATTACATGAAGGATTAAACGATGAAGTGTTTCCGTCATAACCACACGCATAAAGTCCACATAGTTAGCCAAGAAAAAGGACAGACGCTATGCGGGCGCTGGGAAACTGATACTTGGGGTCATGAGGGCCATATGCCAGTCCCGGAAAGTGAAATGTGCCAGAATTGTCTCCAGAAGTATAGGCAATCATGAAGTCTTGAAATCAACAGGTTTATATCTAATACGCCACAATATCTAATTGGAGATAAGAAAGATGCAAACGACTTGTGCTCACTGTGGCGAAAAGTTCGGTATAGGCGAAGACCACGATTGCGAGCCAAATTGTCGCCATTGCGGGGCGACGGCGAATGAAGTCGAAGACTTAACGGAGTCAGACAAGCTCAACGTGAGTCGTCATGAGCGCGCCTGCGGTGAGCGAGAGGAGACGGGGCCAATCAAAGACCCAGAAGCAGAATTCCGAAAGAAGCGCCGAGAGAAGAAGCGCCGACGTGAAGCAGAACGAAAAATGCGAAAGCAAAAAACGTTGTATTGAAGCAGTTTTGAAGTATTGATATCAACAGGTTTATATGCATACCACTGTATAGTTTAGTTGAGGAGGAAGTAAGAATGAGCGAACTCGAACTACCAGTTGTTGACCGCGAACAGGGCATCATCATTAAGAGCGTTAATGTGGATAGTTACTCCGTCGGCTCGGGATGGTACGTCCACATTATCCCGGACAAAGACGACAAGAAGTACGGGCGCTGGCGACAGGCTGATAAGCTGACGAAGTGGTGCGACGAAGAGCTAATCAAGCTGCCAGAGGAGAAAATTCCGGACGAGCCCGATGAAAAATACGTCAAGGGTGTCATGAGCGAGATGCTCTTAGAAAACGGGCTGTCGGCGTGCGAGAAGTGCGAGAAGTGTGTTCCAGCAGGCAAGCTGGTTACGAAGACCGGAAGTTACGTTGCCACGATTTGCGAGGAGTGCGAGGGTGGTTGCTCGGAATGTGGTGCTGACGATTGGGAATCGCTCGGTAAGAAGCGAAAGAACTCCGCTACCAGTGCGCCGCGTTGGGAGTGTAATGAGTGCGGGCACGTCAAAAAAGGAATCACTACCGGATGATACCACTCGGAACTATCATGTTCGTGTTGTATTGGCTCATGGCTGTTTGGCTCGGGTTCCCTGCTGAAGAATCAGCAATCGCTATCGGGGTCCCTATAGTGCTGATTTGGTGGAAGACGCGATTGTAAGAGCGAACTGTTTTCCGTTGGATTTATATTTTTATACTCACTAAGTTAGTGTAGTATGGGCGAGAAAGATTTAGTTCGGGTTACTGACCTGACCTATGATGACGATGGGGAGATTATCGTCAAGATGGTTGGGCGAACACGTGACGGGAGGCGAGTAGTCAAGGACATCTATGACACTGAGCCGTATATGTTCATTCCAGAGTCTGCTAAGCCTCCTGAATCACTTCCAGAGGAGCTACAGGATAAGATAGTAGATGTCAGAGCAGGATATGAATCTTACGATGATGTCCGTTTGCTTCAGGTTGTAGTTAGTTCGCATAGCGATTTGAAGGACATTGCTGATGAGTATCCAGAAGACCAACGGTATGAGTCTGACCTAAAGTATGAGCGACGTTGTACTGCTGACTATGGACTGTCGGGATATGTCCGTGTTCCAGATGAGTCCAGTGTTAAGATTACTGAGGTCGAAGACGTAGATGCAGCAGATGTCGAGGAGCCGATTGAGCCTCGGATTTGTATAGCTGACATCGAAACTGAAGTTCCAGAAGTCTTCACAGACGATTTCTCTGAGGAGGCTCCTAATGTTGTTCAAGCCATCACTTGTTATGATACGTTTGATGACGAGTACACGCTGTTTTGCTTAGACCCAGAAAGGTTGGTTGACCCTGGCCAGATTCGAGGTCACATCGAGGACCACTGGGAAGGGTACGACAAGAAGGAGGAGTACACTGAAGCTCCTATTACGTTCAAGCGGTTTGCCGATGAAACATCGCTGCTTGAAGGATATGTTCGATATATTCAGGAGAAGCGGCCCGATGTAGTTACTGGGTGGAACTATGTCCAGTTCGACCACGAGTATCTCGTTAATCGTATCCGCGACAACGAAGACCTAAACGTCCACGCGCTTTCGGATACAGGTTCAGTTGGTGGCTGGATGATTGAGAGATTTGTCCCAGGAATGCCAGCAGTTGACATGATGACGGCGATGCAGAAGATTCTGTATGGCAACATGGAGTCCTGGAGCTTAGATTACATCAGTCATGATATGCTCGGACTTGGTAAGGTCAAAGGCGACGATAATTCCTATGACAAAGACCGGTCCATGTTCATGGCGTACAACGTCGTCGACGTCCAGCTATGCGTAGCATTGGATGATGTCCAAGCCATGATGCAGTTTTGGTTTCAGGTAGCTGAGATATGTTCTATTCCGATTTACTCAGTCGGCTCGACGATGAAAGAGTGCGAAGGTTATCTGTTTAAGCACCGGGGCCGGAATGAAATCTTACCCGATACCAATAACGATGAGGTTGGCGAGATTTCAGGCGGGTTCGTTATGCCTCCGAGTCAAGGTGTGAAGGATTATGTCGGAGTAGTGGACCTGAAGAGTCTGTATCCGTCCTCTATCATCACTTGTAACATCAGTAAGGAGACTATGACGACTGACCCGGATGAGGCGGATGTCATTGTCCCAGATATGCCGCTAAACTATGAGTCAGTCAGCGGAGACATCACGTGGGATGACATTGGTTGGGAGCTTGGCGAAGGGACCTGCATGGGCTTCAATCTAGATAAGGAGGGCATCCTGCCTAAGTATCTTAAGCTGCTGTTCTTCGAGCGCGAGGAGCTAAAGGAAATACGAAATAGCTTCGACCCAGATGATGCTGAGTACGGCCGGTATGACAACCAGCAGCGGGCAGTGAAGGTTATTATGAACTCCTTTTTCGGGGTTTCAGATAATCAGTATTTCAGACTGTCAGCAGATGGTATGGGCGATTCCATCACGGCTTCATCTCGGTTTGTTCAGTGGTACGGTGTTCAGCAGATTGAAGACGACGGATATCCGGTCATCTACGGCGACACTGACTCGCTGATGCTGGAGCTAAAAGACGCTTCTGAGAGTATGCCTGAGCGTGACGAGGTCATCGAACGGGGCTTGGCCCTTGAGGAGAGCCTCAACGCGAAGATGTCCCCCATAGCGGACGAATTTGGCATACCTGAGGACCATCCTTATGTCGACCTTAGCGAAATGCCGCATAAACTTCCGGACCACGAGAATCACCTTTGGCAGTATGAGTTCGAGAAGCTTTACAGGCGGTTCTTCCAAGCTGGCTCAAAGAAGCGATACGCTGGCTGGATTATCTGGAAGGAGGGCAAAGAAGTGGATAAGATTGATACTGTCGGTATGGAGTCTCAGCGGTCCGATACACCATCGCTCGCAAAAGAAATCCAAAAGACGTTCATTGAGCTCGTTCTAAAAGCACAGGGTTTCGACGAGATTTCTGATTACGTTCAGCAACAGGTTCATGACATCAGGAGCTTCAAACACGGAGTCGAAGCTATCGGGATTCCGTCGACTATTAACAAGCCAGTAGACGAGTATCCAAACCGCCCGATGCCGCGAGCAGTCCGTCACGTGAACAAGTATGTGGATAGGTATGACTGGGGCGTTGGCGACGACCCGTGGCTGATATATGTAGACTCGACGCCTGAAGGACTTCCGATGGTTGATGTGATTGCTCTTCCATGGACTGCTCAGGAGCTACCAGACGGGTATGAGATGGACGTGAGTAAGCATATTCAGCAGTGTCTTAAGCAGCCTACGTCAGCTATCGTTGGCGAGTTAGATTATACGTGGCGCGAGCTGAAGACTGGTACCAAGGAGCAGTCCGTTCTAAGCGGTGGAGGAGGTGGCTCTCCGGCTTTCGATGACGATGATGACTCAGACACCACGGTCGAGTTTGGAGACGAAGAAGACACTGTAGAGTCGCCAGATTTCGACGATAGCCATAAGACCAAGGAGGAAAACTCAGCGTTCGACTGGTAGCTGTTTCATTATTTCGATAGATATATAACTAAGCCGCGCTATTGTTTGCTTGAGGAGGACCTAAGAATGACTGAGTTTACGCGAGTGGTTGAGAGTGCCGGGGAGTATAGAGAAATAGTTAAACACGCAGAGGCGCTCGGGTTCGAGTTAACTGAATGTGATGCTTATGGTATGTGGGAAACTGAGTATGTCAAAACAGAATCTTCATGGGCTTCTGTAGATAGTGAGCCATGCTGGCCTTCGATTGTCGAAATAAAGGACACTGGCCAGAAGTATTTCACGATGGAAATGGACGATACGGTGTGCAAAGTAGTTCCTGCTAAGAGTTCAGCTAGCGGCGATGGTAAGTTGGAATTGACGTTCCGGGGGTAAACATGGGACTGATATCATTTGTTATCGCGTATGCCGTGTTCATGATAATGGTAAATGTGGTTCTCTGGGTCGGAAAGAGGATATTGGAATCCATAGATATATAATCATCGCCCTGTTAGTTAGCATGAGGAGGAAGTTAGAATGAGTACGCACGTTACTCCTGACGGACGAATTGAGAAGGGAGAGAAAGTTATCGGCGTCGGTGACCATGTTGTTGACCGTGAGGACCGTGATAGTAAGATGATAGTCGTCGGAATTGTCCCGGGAGTTACGGCTGACGAGTATGAGATTTGGCCAGACACCACGGTTGCCGAATACAATGAGCATTGGCCAGCTGACGATAAGGTAGTCGAGGTCAAGTTCGTAGCTGTTGATGACCAGTACCTCGAAGAAGAGAAGTATGCATATCCTGCCGGTCGGTTAGAAGTTGTCCAGTCCTTTCAGTAGGGAACCAATATATTTATACTTTTAGCCAGCTAACTGCTATTCGCATGAGTCGTGAATGTCCGGAGTGTGGTCGTACACTTCGTAAACGCGGCCCGAACTTCCTTAGGAATGTTCGGCGCAGGGAGATTGACGACGTCCACGACAAATACGTCTGTGAGGAGTGCGGGCAGACGTTTGGGCGAGACGAAATCATCGACAGAGAAAGAGTCAACATTACAATGAAACAATGGATGAAAGACGAATGACGAGAGAAGGACAGTTTATCGCAATCGAAGGTCTCGACGGAGCAGGAAAGACAATGATTACGGACGCGCTGGATAGACATTTCGATATTGTCCGCACCAGTGAACCGTCCGAGTTTTGGACAGGTGAGCAATTGCGAAGGGCGCTTCAGGACGATACGCCAGCGTTTGTGGACTTCTTCATGTTCATGGCCGACCGACATCTGCACATAGAGGAGCAGATACGGCCCGAGGTTGAAGAAGGTAACACAGTCATCAGTGACCGTTTTGCTGATTCAACGCGCGTTTACCAGCCTCAGCAGCTTAAGGATGAGCTGAGGGAGCCACGACAGTGGATAGAGTCTGTAATGGAGCCGTGGAGCTACGAACCTGATGTAGTCATTTACGTAGATATCAGTGTAGATACCGCGCTCGAACGTGCAGACGAGGAGGAGAAGTATGAAAACCGCGAGATGCTCGAAGCAGTCAAGTCCGATTATGAGCGGCTCGTCAGAGAGAGACAGATGGATAGGTTCTGCCCAACCTATTACGTCATCGACGGCGAACAGTCTAAAGACGACGTCATCTGGGAAGCAGTCGATTTAGTTAAAGGGATTACCAATGAGTGAACACGAGCCGATGGTCGACAAGTATCCTTCGATGGAACTAAGTTAGTTGGTTACTTACTTAGTGATGTGAAGCATCTGAATATCACACTTTCAGACGACGAATACGACGAATTGTCCGGCTACAAAGACGAACACGAACTGACGTGGAAGGAGTTACTGAAGGAGAGAGATGACAACTAATTGTCCAACCTGTAACGACAGTTTTGAGTCTATTGGCGATATGCGTCGTCATCACGCTCGCGCACATGGTAAGTCGTTACGAGGGTACGAAACTGAATGCCATAACTGTGAAGCCACTGTGATTAAAGAAGAGAAAAAGCATACTAATGGTAAGTCATTTTGCGATAAGAACTGCTTAGGTGCTTGGAAATCTGAAGCAGTTGGTACTGTTGAACACAATTCGACAGGAAGAAAGGTTTCAGATGAATGGAGGCAAACTCACTCTGAGCGTATGTCAGGACAGAACCATCCGTTTTATGGACAATCTCGTCCTGCACACTCCGAACGAATGAAAGGCGAGGATAATCCTAATTGGATTCCTGGACCAAATCCTAAATCGAGAGGAGTTAATTGGGATGAACAACGAAAAAAGTCATTAGAACGTGACGAGTATTTATGTTGTGTATGTAACAACGAAGCTGAAGTTGTTCATCATATAGTTGCTTTTAGAGATTTTAACAATTACGAAGAGGCGAATAAGCTCCAAAATTTGATGTCTTTATGTCGTTCTTGTCACTCTTATATCGAGAACCGAATACGGATTGAACAGTTAACGGCAGAAGAACAGAAGGCTATAGCTAACAAAGCGATAAATAAAGGTAAGGAAGTAATAGCATGAACGAAGAAGAACCATTAGTTGACAAGTATAGACCGACCACTGTCGATGAAATTCAAGGTAACAATAAAGCTCTCAAAATTTTAGAAAATTGGTTAAGTAATTTTTCTAAAGGAGATATGCCCCAAATGCTCTCAGGTCCGCCAGGTGTCGGTAAAACATCAACAGCACAAGCATTAGCAAATGATTTTGATTTACCGGTGGAAGAAATTAACGCCAGTGATGCTCGACGGACTGACGAGATTCAGAAGATGGCTGAACGAATGAAGCTAAAGCCTATCGACGCCGAGCATCAGCTTATCCTTCTGGACGAGGCTGACTCAATTCCGGGTTCGACGAACTTGAATCCGCTCAAAGACGTCCTTGATGACCCGCCGAATCCTATTCTCATCGTTTGCAATGACGATTATGAGGTTCCGCGAGGAATCAAAAAGCTCGCCAACAACCACGACTTCAAGTTAGGTAAATCTAGCCGGATGGCGAAGCTGAAGAAGATTAACGCTGCTGAAGAGTTGGAGCTAGACATGGCTACGCTCGGGGAGCTTTCAGAGCGAGAGAATCTCCGGGACGCTATCCATGACCTTCAGTCGATGGGCGATAGCAAAGAAGTCCCTGAGGATGCTCGTCAGTACGGAGGAAGTCCTTTTGAGGTTCTCGATGACTTAAGGACTGGCAAAGGTGTCGATGGCCAGACGGACATGACGCCCGATGACCTTCAGCGATGGCTCACAAGTGGTATGCGTGGCCAGTACAATGGTTGGGAGGCTCAAGTAGTCTGGGACCTGCTGGCACGGGCGGATAAATGGTTGCAACGGGCCCGTACAGAGGATTATCGGTACTGGGCCTATGCTGCCCAGCTTCAGAAACAAATCGCCGAGGTTCGGCTGACAGAGCCTTACGATGGGTATGTGCGGTATGGCTCTCCAAACTATGTGCGTGCGCCAAGTGCTACTTCAGAGTCCAGTAACAAAGCGGCACTGTTTCGAGAGTTAGCAGGCGAAGATGGACGTCCTGGAATAACGTGCGACTTTCACGAGTTCCGTCACGTTTATCTAGATATACTGCTTGACCTCGGACTTGAGGAGCGACGTCAGATGGCAATTGAGCATGACCTATCTGATTCAGCTAAGAAGGCGCTCGACTTAGACCCAGACCAGCATGAGGAGTGGGCAACTGAGTCTGGCGAGAAGATTGAGGAGACGTCAGTGTTCGACTGGTAATGAGCATTACAGATTACGAATGGAGAGGAGTTCATAGGGTTCGGCCCGACTATCCGCCCTACATCGTTGAGAGGTATCCGTATAATGAGTGTCCGCGATGTGAAAGGTTCCAATATCGTCCGATGTATGACGGAAGGACTGAAGAGAGCTACGGACTCTGTAAAAATTGTAGGTATCGAGATGACGATGTGTTAGCTACGCCAGACCGTTATGTTCATGATGCTAACAAATCGTCAGCTGATTGTCTGTTAGTTGTATTTGGACTGATGTTACTAGTTACATTTGCGTGGGGATTGTTGAAGCTATTCGGACTTCTTTAATCTATATTTCAATAGAACTATATTGATGCGCCATTAACTGTAAAGTGAAGGGACTTTACAATGACTCGGCGCGAACCACTCCGGTACAATGGGCGTGTAGTTGGCTTCATCGAACAGCGAAAAGGTCTTACAGTGTTCGAGTGGGTTCAAGAGCCATTCGAGTATTTTTCTGATAACCGAAACTTAGCTTACGGGATGGGTCGCGGTCTCATCGAAAAGCTCGAAGATGAAGAAGTCGATTTCATCGAGATGGAGACTGAGGCACTCATCCGTCCTGCTGATGTGTGGAATCATGAGCTCATTTATCCGTATCATGACTGCTTCAATAATCCGCCATCGGAGCCCCAATTGGTCATCAAAGTGAGCAGATAGACGTATAGATTTCGATAGATATATATGTCAACCCTGCGTTTGCCTAAACGCGAAGGAGATAAGAAAGATGGAACGAATCAACACGCAGGATGACATGAGTGGAGAGGAACAGTTTGAAGCAGAAGCAGCGTTCGGGCGTGATGCAGACTTAATCCGCCTAGAACCCGAGGACCTGCCAGAGCCGACGCCTACTGAGTATCCGATGGCAGACCAGCTTGAAGTTGGTGACCACGTCGAAATCGGTAATGCACGCCACGACAAAATCAATGCGAGCGGGGTCATCACTGAGATGAACTCTTACTCCATGACGCTGGATTTGGATGAGGGGAGTAACGGGACCGGATACCACGGCTTTGATGACTTCGGCGGCGATGTTGGCCTAATGGCTACCATCGAGAGTGTTAACGGAGACGAGGATGTTGAGATTGAGTACGGAGAAGTCGAGGTCGAACAATGAGTTACCTAACTGACGCGGTCACTAAGATTCAGACGCCAGCACAGAAAGCAGATTTACTCCATGTCCAGGAGACTGAATCAGTCGGTATACTTCATAAGTATGATGCGCGAGATATGGCAAAGCGATACTACAAGCGAGACCATGCTTATGACGGACCGGTTCACATAGTTGTCGATGAAGTTGATGATGGCTGGCACGTGATGGTGATGGAAGAATGACGTTAATTAGCAAAAGATTGTCCGTTCGTAGCTGGACGTTGAGCATCACGCTGTCTCGGGCTAAATTAGTCGGAGGCGGCATCAGGTATCAGCAGCGAATTGAACTCGAAAGGAGTAGAGAATGAATACTTACGTTTGGCATCGAAGAGGTTATGAAGCTCAGGTAATTGTAGTGAAAGCCGACAACGAAGACGAGGCTTATGGGAAGGCGACTAGAGTCAATCATGGAGTTGCACCGACTGGTGACCCAGAGTTACTCGACGAAATTCTTGAGGACGAGGGCGGTGCAGTGAAGTTGGCGTAGCTGTTTTCAATATAGATTTCGATAGATATATACGTCTGCCCCTGCATAGTTTAGTTGAGGAGGAAGTTAGAATGAACGTAATCGAGATGCGAGAGAAATACGGTATCAAATGCGGTGACCAAGTGAGCTACGAAGGCGAAGACCGTGAGGTTGTCGAAATGCGCGCATGGAACGAGACGTTGGTCTTAGGTCCGCGAAGTGAGCCTGAGATTGTTGATGCAGGAGAGGTTAACTAATGATACCAGACGCAGATACGACGGACGCGCTGTATGATATAGATGGCACGGGCGAGATAGTCCGTAGCGACTCGCATTACACCGTGTACCTAAACGACGAACTGACGCCGGACAGTATGGCTAAGCTTATTGCTGTTTCGGCCGAGGCAGGATATACTGCTGAGAATGGCCGTCCGTCACACGGTCACATCGCTGCTGGTATTCAGTTCACTCCGGAGGAAAACGATGACTGATTACAACTACGACATCATGAGACAGTATGAAGCAGTCCGGCGAAGCGGGAAGACGAATATGCTCGACAGCGTCACGGTCCAGCGAATAGCTCATGAGAGTGAGTTCTATGGCCTCGTCACGTTCATCGAGGATGCTGACAATAGCGAGTACATGGAGATGGCTCAAAGAGCGTCCGAGAAGTATCGTGACCGAAACATTGACGAGTTCGAGGCTCAAGTCCCTGACGAGATTACGATGGAGGTGACTCTATGAGTTTTCCTCCTGTTGGGGTCTACGCGCTGTTGTTTGGTGTGGTACTGATGAGTATGGCAGCAATACTGATATTCGGAAAACTGGCTGTTGATGCTATGGAGGAGTATCTATGAGCTGCCCATGCGGAGCGACGGAAAGTACGTTTTGGTTCGATTTGAAAAAGTCGCCTCACACGCCTACGACGGTGTGCATTGATTGTGGTTTCTTTTGGGGTAGGCTGTATGACTGATAGGGTAGACGACCCGCGTCTTTGTCCAGACTGCGGCTCGCCGCTTCAGGGATTAGTCTGTCACTGCGGCTTAGACATTCGCGAGGTAGACATCATCTATTGTCAACGATGCGGCGAGCCTGCTGTAGAGGACGATTGTAAGGGTGTTACGTATAGCACCGGTCATCCGATGCATCGCACTAAGATTAAAATGGTGTGCGGAGAGTGTTATGGTCATCAAAGCTGAGCCGGGACGAAACGCTCGGCTTCGAGAGAAGCGTACAGGCGAGATTCATGAGGCTATCGTAGACGATAGCGGAGTAGTTAGAAATGAAGATGGCGAGTCATTCAGTGAAGGAGCTTATGTTTTGACGGAGCTTTGGGTGCCATAGCACCATCTTGAATCCGATAGATATAAGTGTCAACCCGCACAATAACTAATTGGAGCTAAGAAAGATGTCGAAATCACAAAGCGGACGACGGTACGAGAAGGTTAGCGAGAAGGAGTTCGACGAGTTCATGGACAGTGTGGCCGCATACACGAAACGGCTGCCAGAGGATGCTAACGAGATAGTGTACGACATTCCGCTGCCAGTCGACGAGCTGGTTGTCCGAGTGTGGTCCACGGTCGTTGCAGGACAGGCACGCGCAAAAGGTAACGATGCAATCCGGTGTGTGGTTTGGGATGTTGAGCGAGACCGTCCAATCGGCGGGCGTGAGAAGACGCTGCGAATCGGACCGACGGACTCGAACCCAGAGGGATGGCAGGGCAACCTACGTCCGAAAATCCAGGACGTTGTGGCTAACTGGAGAAAGTATGACAAGGTGTGCGATGATTGCGGGAGTCGGATGGCTGTTCGTGAGCCAGGCCGGAATGATAATTGGGACCCATTCTGGGGCTGCACCGAGTATCCGGTTTGCAAAAACGCGGCTGACCTGTAGTCGGACTGTTTTCTTTTTTGGAGTATTGGTTTCAACAGATATATATGTGTACCGCTATATTGTTTAGTTGAGAAAGATGATGTACGGACGAAGCACCCCAAGCCACGAGGACTACGAGGTTGGCGATACTGTTCGAGTGAAAATGGCGACGACTGAGCTGCTAGTCGAAGTTGAGAGCAAAGCAGATGACATCAAGAAGGGCTCACCCGGATGGACCGGGACGGTCGTTGAGGTCCTTGATGCGATGTACCCCGATACCAACGGCAATACGCCAGGAACGTGTATGTGGGGCCGGACGTCAGATGTCAAGGAGGTTAAGTAGATGGCTGCTAAGGTCACGCTGTATTACGATGATGGTTCCAGTATGGCGTTTTCCTTTGAGGACGAGGCGCGGCTGATGGGTGATGTCGCGCGAGTCGATGGAATCCGTCATACTGGTGTCGAGGACATAGAAGTTAGTCTGTAAGCGACCGAAGTTTTCTTAGTCGCATCATGAAACCTAAAGATTTATACTCCCTTAGCAATTACTTTGAGGCGTAGAGATGGATACACGAATCCTTACGGTCGAACGTTCGACGAGTACAGCACACAGGCTTGCACAGTATGATGGTGTCTGTGGCGATGTTCACGGGCATAACATGGAGTGGCAGGTTGAGGTTAAGGTCGATATGGCATACGGTGAAGATGACAATATGCCTGTGGACCTCAAAGACATCAGCGGGCTCATCGACGATGTCGACCACGCTGCCGTGTTCAGCCGAGATGACGAGCTACTCCGGTTCGTCTTTGAGCATACTGATGTTTACGACCACGATGAGCTGGACAACAGAGATGAAGATGAGATAGGTCCGTGCGGCTTCATGTGGAGTGAGGACATTGAGCCTATCGGAGAGTCCTATATCTTCAAGGGTGACCCGACGTGCGAAATCTTAGCCCAGTGGATGGCCGAACGACTCATCAATCAAGTCCCAGCAATCATCTACGCTGATGTCACAGTCAAAGAGACAGACAAGTACGGCATCCAGACTCAGGCGTGGGAGTCAGCGGAATAATGCCCGAGGTTGAGTTTGATGAAGCGGCTGAAGAGCGCCCGTTAGTCCTTCCTGATGGCTCCAGTTACACTGCTAAAGAGGCCATCGAGATTGCGGAGCAGATTCACGCGCTTGTTGGCATACAGCGCCTACAAGAGAAGTATCCGCCTGAGGAAGGGTATGTGACGTGCCGGCCCGGTAACTTCGCAGACGATGCTGCACAGGAGGTCGCAGAGGTTCTTAGTAAGCACTACGACGAGGTTCCTGAGCAGCATATCCAACGAATGAAGATAGAAGTCGGAGAAGTCACGGAAATCACTTATACTGACCAAGGAGACCGATAATGAGTGAACCTCGAATACAGGTAGCAGAACAGTTCTACAGTCTTCAAGGCGAAGGTCCAAGTGCCGGAGAACCTGCGATATTTCTTCGGCTAGCTGGATGCAATCTGTCCTGTGGTTGGGATGGCGAGCTTGAGGATTATGAGCCTGGAGATGAACCAATGGACGAGGCTAATTGGGTCTGTGATTCCATTGACGTGTGGCGCGAAGCAGCTAACACGTACACTCCGGACGAACTGTACCTCGATTGGAAAGAGAAAGGATGGCTCGAACACATCCGTCACAAAGATGCTCATGTCGTTCTAACAGGCGGCGAACCTACGTTGCCAAACCATCAGAAGGCGTTCGCTGAGTTTGGTAGTATTCTACGGAAAGGCGGGTATGACCCTTACCTCGAAGTCGAAACGAATGGTACTCAGGAAATCACTCCGCCCTTTGCTTACCACGTAGACCACTATAATGTCAGTCTAAAGCTGTCCAACAGCGGCATGGACGAGGACCGGAGAGTTATTCCTGACCATGTCAATCAGTATGTTGATATGGGTGATGGAGTAGCTACCTTCAAGTTTGTCATCGGAGACGAAGAGGACTTAGTTGAGGTCGAGCATATCATCGACGAGTTCGTTATTCCTCAAGAGCAGGTGTCTCTGATGCCAGCCGGACAAACGCGAGAGCAACTTCGTGAGACGTATCCGCTTGTCGCCGAAGCTTGCAAGGAGACTGGGTATCGGTTTACTCCACGGCTTCAGGTTTCGGTATGGGGACAAGTGACTGGCGTATGAGTGACGATGACGTGGAGATGGAGCATCACGTTAGTGAGGATGACTTCCATGATGCACTGTACGATTGGTGGGTCAGTCAGGTAGGCGAAGATAACGTCGAAAGTGAAGTCTACCAGTCAGAACCGTATTGGTTCGTGGACCTCATCGTCCATCGTTCAGAGGTCACTTGGTATATCGAAATAGAGAACGACCGAAATTCAATTCGGAAAGGAGCAGGACAGGCACTTGGATATGCTGCTGACCATCCCGACGGCGAGCCGATGGTTATTGTCCCTGCCGGTCATGTTGAGGAGCCTGACGTAGCGAGACTCCGTAAGAGTCAAGCCGTGTTAGTGAAAGAGTTCGACATGGAGAAAAAGGAGTTCATATAATGACAGCAGAAGCACCAGAGACGCCGCGAGCACAGTATCACTTTCAGAAATTCATGGAGGCTATCGGCCTCGAAGACTGGGAGAATGACGAACACCTGTCCGGTACGCCAAAGCGTGTAGTCGAATCTCGGCGGGACGAGCTGTTCAAAGGGCTCGATGAAGACCCAAAGCGCCATTTGGAAACAACCTTCGAGGATGTGGAGCAGCATGACGGTGATGCTGGTTGGCTCATTGAAGATAATGTCCAAATTCAGTCGATGTGTGCCCATCACTTCTTGCCTTTTCGAGGTGTGGCGCACATTGGGTACATCCCGCAGGACGACGTCGTGGGTCTTTCAAAGCTCGCGCGAGTTGCTAATGGATACGCGCGGCGACCTCAGGTTCAAGAACGGCTCACGAATCAGATTGCCGACGCCGTCCAAGAGGAACTCAACCCACTGGCTACGATGGTTGTTATTGTAGCTGAACACGAGTGTATGACTGTTCGCGGTGTCCAAGAGCCTCACTCGAAGACTCGAACGGCAGCTATTCGAGGTGAAGCACGCACCGAGTCCAGTATCAAGCAGGAGTTTTATCAGCTCCTCGACGTTCAGAACCGAGCGTAGAAACTCCAAACTGGTTATTAGCTATTTCTCGCGCTGTAGTGGTGCCTCTCATCAATCGGAGAGTTTTTCGTAGGGCATGAGTCCCAATTTATTCAAACGCTTTGTAGGACCCATAGAGGGATTCTACGTTTGCCATTGATATCAATGGATTTATATCCTAATCTCTGTTAGTCTAATCCGTATGGCAAAGTTGCTAACTTGGGCGAAGGTTTCGTTGCGATTCGAGGCGCTGCATCAATGGGATGCAGCTCCTAACGATGTAGAGTTTTTGCAAGACAGTCATCGGCATGAATTCCACGTAACAGTCCACATTCAGCAGTTCCATGACGACCGTGATGTGGAGTATATCATGCTAAAAAGATGGCTCAAAAACTGGCTGGACCTGAACTACGAAAAGCAAGACCTAGGACAAATGTCCTGTGAGATGATGTGCAAAGAGATTCTCGATGAACTCGAACAAAAACATGGTTCGAAGCGACAGTACAAAGTCGAAGTTACAGAAGATGGAGAAAATGGAGCGGTGGTGGAGAAATCAGCATGACTCATACAGCAAACGTACAACTGTGGATAGGGGAAGAAGCAGAGTTCGAGGACGGAACAGGGAAGAAACTATTCGTCGATGGTGCAGAGCTCGGTGATATCGAGGATGCTCTTGATGCTAATCCAGAGATAAATGAAGTTTACTTTGGACATGAGTTCAAGGACTCGGTCGTCGAATCAATTCACCGGAGAGTAAAGGTTACGCTCGAAGTTGACGGACTTCATAAAGTCCCAAACAGTCTCGTCGGGCGCGTTAATGTTATTCTTCGGGTGCCAAACTGGGTGACGAGCGTAAAGACGAGGCGCGATGATAACATCCAAGTTGTTGATTTGGAACCTGAGATGAATCCGACTGGATATTGGGATGGGCGGAAAGCGTACAATGATGACGAGGTGTTCCAATGACACTGTATCTGATGGTTCTTGAGCCTCTCGAGGACCGATATACTGGTCAGTGGTATGAGTGGTTCCCTCAGACATTAGCCGAGATGGATGTCGACTATGAGGTCATCGAAGGAGATGATACAGACCATGAGTTAGAAGGCGAGTATTTCTTAGACCCAGTAGGGACTAACTACTACAAGCTCACGCAAATGGCGAAGCTAGTCGAAAAGCTCGATGAACTGGAGGCTGATGATACAGTCTTCTTTTTCGACTTGTGGTATCCGGGTCTAGAGATACTGCCCTACGTCCAGCATATGACGGACATGGAGTTCAATATAGCTGGCTGCTTGCACGCAGGAACGTATGACCCTGCTGACCTTACCGCGCAGAATGGTATGGAATCGTTTGGCTCAAAGCTCGAAGAGTCCTGGTTCAGTGTTGTCGATGATATCTTCGTGGCGAGCGAGTTTCACAAGCAGCTCATTACAGATAGCCGAATCGTGGATGAGAGTAAGCTCCACGTTACTGGACTTCCGGTAGATGTTGACGGAATGGCTGCTAAACACGCTGTTACCGAGCGCGAGGATAGAATAGCCTTCACGGGTCGTAAGTCTGAAGAAAAGGGCATAGAGCTT